AATCGGTTTTGACAGGTTTCTAGACGTTTATCGCAACCCGGATAAATATTGATTCTTTGGCCTGTCTTTGGTAGCTCAAGCAAAGGCAAAGTGAGCAACAATACATCTTGTTCATGTAGACGAATCGTTCGCTTAAGCCCTTTGTTTCCGCCGTCTAAAAACTCAATTACACCTTGCGTAAACCACCCCTGAGGCTGATTGATATCACATAAAATTCGCGTGGCTGTACTACCTGATATAATCGTAGATTCAAACACATGGTTCTCACGGCTCAAACCACAGGCATGATCAAAAAGAGTGTTACTGCAACTTGGCTGATATAAATTACGAGGCATCTTTACATTCAATTCATCAAGATCAGAGGCAACACTAGCTTTGATGATATTACGATCAAACTCTGGTTCAATGATTCTCCCTTCAAACAATTTAATCGTACCTGCACTGGTATCTGTTGGTGTGTTGGCATCCATAAAAATACGTTCAAGTTTAAAACGCGCTCCATCCATTTGCCCATTATGAAAAGCTTGAACAATTGGAATTCCACCAATAGTATTTTCATCCAATGCATTGATTGTAATTGACAAGTTATCAACCTCAATACCAATCGAAAGACTAATTCCTTCTCTCTGGATGATTTCGCCACTTGAAAAATAAGTATAGCCTTCAACAATCAAATCGAAGTCATAACTAGTCGCTCTTATAACATCTCCCTGAACGGTAGTGATTGTATAAAGATCTGCCATAATGAATTGATTTGCATCTAATAACGCAATAAGTTTATCTGAAGCTGCTCTCATACCTTATTTCCTAGTGACCCAATCATGTCGACTTTCCCAGCTTTCCAGAGCTTAGACATAAAATTGGTATATTGCTGTTCATCATCAGCAAAACGACAACGATAGTAAAAGGTGCCAGTTACAGTAATAGATTCACCTTCTAACAATGGAATCGATAGCTGCAACAGACCATTGCTTGTAATCGTAAATTGAAGATTCCACATCTGAGCACTTGGAATTGACCACATCTCATTGTTGGGATTTAACCACATCAATGGATCTTCACTTTCTGTAGCTAAAGTATGTTGAATTGGAATTCTGCTCGTGTATATCTGTTTGTATAGCTGGAATTGTGTTTGTGTTCCATTTCCTACAATCGTGCATTCAAATTGATTATCTTCTGGCATCTTAAAAAGAAAAGAGTCAAATGATCCACGGCGCTCTAGAAAGAAACCTTCAAGTTGCTGTAATTCATTACGCCCCTTGCACTCCCGAAGGAATGCAAAGGACATGCTGATCTGATATTTAGGTACTGCCTGATAACTAGCCCTTAGTTCTCGACCATTTACTGATTGCATGATCTTGGTATTAAACATGGGGGTTTTAGTTAGATCCCATTCTAGACCCGGCAATTCAGGAAATAATACATCTGACATGATCACTCCTTATTTTCCAAAGTTCCGACTGTAACCTTTTAAACCGCCTGCTAAATCTCGACCATGTTTCTTCATAAAGTCTCTAACTCCTTTAGCATCAATGGCACTAATATTAAAAACTGTCGTGCCTGCACCGGCACCTTCAGCAACTGCAGCTGCACCAAAGCTTGCCCCATTACGTAAAGCATTACCCATTTCACGAATGGTATTTGCATGTTGAGACGGCAAAACCATCTCATCTTCATGAAGCTGTGTAATTGGATTTACACCTGAAGGAATGTCGTAACCGCCTCGAGCAGATTTAATTTTACCTGCAAGACCAGCCACTAAACCAAATGCAGCCGCACCGGCACCAACGGCCAAAATTGGACCGACATATGGAATTGCAACCATTGCTTTAAAAGCTCCAGCCATCGCTTCCCATGCCGACATCATGATGCCTTTGATAGCTTCAGCTGCTTTTAAGCCTAAACGTGCTAAACCACCTGCTGCTGTAACGCTGGTACGTGTTGCTTCACCTGCAATGGTTGCCCCTGTTTGAGCAGCTTGGCCAGAAGCTTCTGCTGCTGTTTCAGCACCGACAAAGCCAAGTTTACGAGCCAATTTAATAGCTTGAATTCTTAGCCATCCTTGCAACTCTTTAGTAGCTGTTTGCAAGGCAAATGCTCCCATATCAGCAAGCACTGCTTTAGTGGCATTACTCCAAGTCAAGGTGCCATTCATAAGGGACTGAATGCCTTGATCCCAAAGGTTGGCAAGACGAGAAGTAAAGCCACCAAACTTAGCCTCAAAGTCTTTCATTTCCGCATCACTGATTAAGCCCATAGACTTAGTGTCAGCAACTTTCTGGTCTGTCTCTAAATCAGAAATGTTGTTGGTGATTTGGTTTTGGTTACCTTGTTTGCCTGTAATGTTGGTCTGCTCATTTTCCAAAGCCAAACGCTCTAAAAGACCTTGCCGCTTAATTTCGCGTAACTGATCTTCTAGCTGTTTTTCCAACTGAACTTTACGGACATTTGAAATTTTCTTGGCATCAAATTCAGCCTGAATTCGAGCTGCTTCAATTTCATAAAGTCGTTGTGCTTGCTGTTGATAATTGTCGATCTGTTCTTCACGAGCTTTTTTGTATTCCTCAAACTCTTTTAAACGGATAGCAATAATCTTGTCTGAAGCATCCTTCTCGGCTTTGACTTTTGCAGCGGCTTTTTCATCTGCAGTCATCTTGGATTTTTCAATCTCTTCCAGTGCCTTTTGCAGATCTAAAGCGACTTTCTTTTCTTCGGATGCATATTTATACCGAATATCAGCCAGCGCTTTAGCTGCCTGCTCAGCCTGTCGTTGACGCTCTTTAGCCTCTTGTTCAGCTTTGGATTTTGCAGATGATTTAGAACCGCCTTTATCATCCTTAACGCCTGTACCAATCCCCTTATTAGGATTTGGAGGCGGAGTGCCAATTCCAATTTTTGGCGTATCTGGTTTTTCAATGGGCTTTGCAGGATCCTTATACACATAGTTGGTAATTTTTTTACCACCTGCGGAAGTAACATCGAGAATCCGTTGCCCAGCAGTTACGAGTGAATTAGTGGCTGTAGCTGCCCCTGCATTCCATGTGTTTTTCAGGTCATTCATTCGTCCTTTCATTTGATTGGTATATCGATCAGTGATACCGCCAAGTTGAGATAAGCCACCCTCCCATGCTGCTTTCGCACCTGAGAAATTGAAGTGGAGAATATTGTTAACAACACTACCAAATGTTT